TTAAGTTTGTAAAACTCACAAATCATAAAGGTCAGCTTTTTGAATTAAGACCGATTGTAAGTAAATTTTCTATCACTGAAAGTATTCATAGTACAAGTGTTCTTGTTAACATATCTCTTGCTGATAGTAATAATATAATTGAAGATTTGCAATTAATTGGTCAAGAAAGAATAGGATTAGTTCTTTCGCGCAGGTCTTTAGATACTGATGAAGACGAAGAAATAAAACTCGATTTAAAAATATCAGAATTTCCAAAATACAAACGTGGCAATAATGAAAATGTTCAAACGTTTGAAATAGCAGCAGTATCTTCATTCGCAGTATTTGATAAAACTCTCAAGATATCACGTTCTTATAATAATACTACATCTGCAGAAATTAAAAAGATATATGAAACTGATTTAAGCGTAAGTGACATCGAAGAGTTTAGTGTCTCTACATCTCGTTCAAGAGGTATTCTGAGATGGCAGCATCCTTTAAATGCTGTAGAATTTTTTAGAAAGAATGCTTTTAATGATATCGGTTCACCATTTTATGTATTCCAAAGATTAACCGGAACCACTGTTATTGCGGCACAATCTGATTTAGTTGCTGAAGAACCCTATGCCAAATACTATGATGGAAAAGAGTTTACAAGTAAACCTTTATCTCAAGATGATTTTATAGAACGTTCAACCAGAATAATATCTGTCAATTCACAATTAAAACTCGGAAAGACTTTTAATTCAAAGAGTGGAGCATATGCATCTGAAAATAATTATTTGGATTATGGAAATAAAACTTATACGAAGTTGGATTATAGCTTTGATGCGTTTCCTTTAGACAAAACGTTAAATAAGAAAACCCCACTTTCTAAATCTGCAGAGATTGATTATTCTCAAACGTTCCAAGCACATTGTGAATACATCTCAACAAATGAATTTGCATTTGAAGGCGAAACAAAGAATCATAATAATTTAAGAAAAGAGAATGGACATATTATAAATGCATTTACTGAAAATCTTGAATTTACTATGCATGATGTTCAACTCTTTGGTGATAGTTTCTTAAATGCTGGAAAGGTTGTTGAACTTAAATTTCCAAAGATAATGGACCCGCAGGTACGAAGTGAAAAATTATATGATGCAGACCCTAATGATATATACGATCAGAATTTAAGTGGTAAATACTTAATTGTATCTGCGTCTCATACTTTAGAAAACGGAGAATACTTTACAAATATACGAGTTAAGAAAGACTCATTATCATTCGATTTATAATGGAAAATTTTATAGGACAAGCATTTTCGTGGTTTACAGGAGTTATTGAAGATATTAATGACCCTAAAGAAATGGGTCGTGTACGTGTGAGGTGTTATGGCTATCATAATGCGGATAAGGTAGAAGTACCTACTGAAGAATTACCTTGGGCTACTCCAATGCTTCCCGTCACATCTGCTTCAATGACAGAGGTTGGTCAATCAGCCACAGGATTACTTCAAGGCTCTTGGGTTATAGGATTCTTTCGAGATGGACCTACTGCACAAGACCCAATTATACTCGGAAGTATTCCGTCAATCTCTTCTGAAGTAAATTATCAAAACGGATTTACAGACCCCGACCAAAGATACCCCGATAAAAATAAATTAGATATAGCCGAGACACCTCTTGCCGCTAAGTCTTTAGAAGAAGCTTATAAAAACTCTTTCTCTTATACAAAGAAAGTTGAATTTAGAAATGCGCATGATGTATGTCCAACAGCAAATAGCGCAGCTGGTACATGGTCTTTTCCTCCTATTGATGATGTTATAGCACCTCAATATCCAAAGAACCATGTTATCTCTTATGAGAAAGCAGCTGATGGTGTTGAAGATGCTCACATTGTTGAATTTGATGTAACACCTGGAAAAGAAAGAATATCTACTATCCATAGAACTGGTACGTATGAAGAGATTACTCCAACCGGTGATAAGACTTGTGTTGTAAATGGTACTGATTATCAAGTAGTAATAAATGATAAAAACGTAAGAATAAAAGGAAATTGTAATCTTACAGTTGAATCTAATTGCACAACTAAAATTAGTGGTAATTGGAATATTGAAGTAGGCGGTAATGTAGTTACTAAAGTCGGTGGTAATTATCAAGAAGATATAGGTGGCTCTTTGACTCAAAGTACAGGAGGTATTGTAACGGAATCGTATGGTGGAAATCAAACAACAACTGCGCCAAATATTTTCCTAAACTAATATAAATAGTAATATGTCAAAGGGTAATTCAGATTATAACGACACAAGGGCATCCAATGTTGCCTTTAAGAATGTGTATACTGATATACCATTTTCCTTTAAAGAGCATCCAGTTAAAAAGGATATTCTTCCAATAAGAGACTTAGATGCTATTAAACAATCTTTAAAAAATTTAATTCTTACAAATCAGGGTGAACGACCATTTCAAGGAGCTATTGGAGGAAATGTCACACGCTATTTGTTCGAACCGGTTACACCCTTAGTGGCTTATTCATTACAAGAAGAAATAACTAGAACAATTGCGCGCAATGAGCCGCGTGTAAGAGCAACAAAAGTAAAAGTAACAGGTGACGTAGATGCAAATGCATTTTATGTCACAATAGGATTTAATGTAGAATTTTCAAACGATAGAGAAGAAGTTTCATTTGCACTTGAAAGATTACGATAATGGCAAAACAATTAAATACAACAGAACTTGATTTTGATAAAATCAAAACTAATATAAAAACCTTTTTCAAAAGGCAGGATTCGCCTTTCAAAGATTTAGACTTTGATGGCTCTGGTCTAAGTCAGATACTTGACATCCTCGCATATAATACTCATTATAATGCTATCAATGCACATATGTCAGTGAATGAATCTTTCCTTGATACCGCTCAGATTCGTTCTAACGTTGTATCTCATGCTAAGTTAATTGGATATACTCCTCAAAGTAAATTAGCAGCGACCGGTAGTCTTAAACTTACATTTAATTCTGATTCTGATTTAGGTGCACTGAAAGTGCCAGAAGGCACAACGTTTACAGGAAAAGTAGATGATGTAACATATACATTCAGAACAATAGCTGACACTGCACAGGTCACAAGAGATTCAAATAATAAATATGTGTTCAATGGAGTGACAGTAAGAGAAGGCGAAATCAAAACAAAACGATTTGTTTATAATGATTTAACCAATCAACAATTTGTTATTGATGATAAGAATATTGATAAAACAACATTAGTTGTTAAAGTAAAAGAAAGTGAATCTGCATCCGATGATAATGCAAGTATACATAAAGTATTTTCAATTGGTGATAATATAGATTCAACTTCTGAAGTATATTATATTAATGAAAATTATGAAGGCTATTATCAAATAGAATTTGGAAATGGTTCACTTGGTAAAAAACCAACGCCAGGCTCAATCATTGTTTGTGAATATATTTCTACAAAAGGCGAAGATGCAAATGGAATCAATGTATTTTCATTTGGGACTTATGGACCTGGTGGATTTGCTATCTCTGATGTAGAGAAGATTGAAACTTTATCTCGTTCAGCTGGTGGAGCTGATAGAAATAGTATCGAGAATATCAAATTTAATGCGCCACTTGGATTCATTTCAAAAAATAGAGCAGTAACTGCAAATGATTATAAAGCATTAATCAATGAAAGATTTGGTAACATTGTTCAAGACTTACAAGTATTTGGCGGTCAAGATAAGACACCGCCTGAATTTGGAAAAGTCTTTATATCAATTAAACCAAAAGGTACTGAGGATGTTTTGACAAGTCTGCAAAAAGATGAGATTACAAAATTTTTAAAAGACAAAAAAGTTCTTGCTATTGATACAAAAATTATTGATTCTGATTTGACTTTTATCTTTTTCAATGTATTTGTTAAGTATAACGAAAATAAAACAAGTTTAAGTCCTGGTCAAATTGTTTCGAAAGTTCAAAATAAAATAATAGATTTTAATAATTCGTTTGAAGAATTTGAGAATGATTTTAGATATTCAACATTCTTAAAAGATGTAGATGCTAGTGATGTATCAGTTGTAAATTCATTAGCCCAAGTATTTTGTTATAAGAAATTCCTTATTAGTAGATTAAATACACAGATTGAAAATGTTAAATTTAGATTTAAAATGCTTGGAGAGCAAAATCAAGTTAAACCATTTATCACAACAACTAGATGGAATTTTAGTGGAAGCGAATACGAATTAGAAGATGAACCAATTGCTAACGAAGATAATAGAAGAAGGTTAAGGTTAATTAAAATTGCTGCTAATAATCTAAGAATTAAAACTGATTTTGAAGCAGGATTTTTATTTCCAAATACTGGTCTTTTGCAAATCAATCCGTTACCAACTAATATAGATACGACTATTGAGATTACCGCAACACCTAGTTCTTATAATATTTCTAGTTCTGAAAATAATATTCTTACAATTGATTTAGATAAAACAAATATTTCAGTAACTGATACTCAAACTTCAACTAGTGATAATATTGTATAATGAGTTTTAAAACTAGCAGTCACGAAAAGTCTCGTGTAAATACATTAATTCCAGAGTTTTTAAAATCTGGCGCTACTGGCTTAGTTAGTTTTTTAAAAGAATACTATATTAATGAAAATGATAGTGAGACATTTAAATCTATTGATGCTAATTCTGAATATATCGATGTTGCAACATCATTAATCGATAATATCACAGCGAATAGAGATTTAGATAGAGTATCGCAAACAGAATTTATAGAAGAGTTGGCCGCAACGGTCACAAAGAATGTACCAGCATCTAATGTTGTTACAAGGCAATTTTTAATTAAGAGATTAGTCGATTATTATGATGCAAGAGGTAATACCATTATGGTTGATGCTTTCTTTCGACTTTTCTTTAATAAAACTGTAACAATCTTTGAACCATTTACTCGAGTATTATTACCTTCATCGGGTAAATTTAATCAGAATTTATTTGTAAGAATATTTAACGATACTGTTAATGACCCTACAAGTATACCATCAGGTACAAGATTATTTCAAAAAACAAATGCGGGTGATATAATAGCAGAAGGTTTATTATCAGTAGTAAAAACAGAAAAGTTTGATGAGATAATTCATGTTTTAAATTTTCAAAGAGATTCAGTAAGAGGAGTCTTTTTGCCAGATATTGATATTCAAGATGAGAATGGTAAAAAATATGGAAAGACATATAGAACTTTAAAATCAATTAATATTGTTAATGGTGGTACTAATTATCAAGTTGGTGATAAATTATTTCTTGCAGACCAAACTCAAACAACTTATTTTGCTAGTGTAAATTCAGTTGAAATTGATTTTGACCAATCACCAATTGATTCTTCAAGAGGTAAAGTAACAAGAATAAAAATTGAAGATTATGGTTCTGGTAATACAAGAGATACGACAATATTAAATAAAGCGATCGACTTTGTATTTCAAGCAAATTCGCCAGCAAATATTACAGATTTACCAGCAACAGATGGAAGTGGTTCTGGCCTAAAAGTTTCTTATGAATTTGGAACTTTAGTAAATGTTGATGGTGATTATTCAGATACAAAGGGTAGACTATCAGATGATGTTGTACTTCAAGACTCTGATTTCTTTCAAAAGTTTTCTTATGAATTATCTACAGATAGTCAATTTGCAAGTTATAAATCTTTTTATCTTGAATTGTTACATCCGGCTGGCCAGAAAATATTTCATAATACAAAAAAGGATTTACCAACACAAGGAGTACAGGTTTCGGCTCAACAATTAAATGTAGAAAATTTTCTTCCAGTTCTGCTAGACCCCGATGAAGAGAATATAAATATACCACAGGCTATATTTGTTTCGAAACAGGATTATTTTAATATAGGCTTGAACACAGCTATCCGCGGAGGAGATAATTCTTCACCACCAACTGAAGATTTACCTTATATAAATGAAGATTATTTAGTAACATCAATAAGACAGGACGATTAATATGGGAATAGATACAACAAATCAATCAGCAAATCAAACGACCTTAGTAACTAAGAATAGGTCTCTTTCTAAAAAAGAGATTCGCACAAAGTTTTTGAATGATTTCAAATCACGAATAGATAGTGGAGCTGATAAATTATATCTTTTCTATGCTCGACCATATGCTTATGACAACGTTGATGATTCACCGGCCGGAGATAATCCGCCATTTCCAATAGATTCAGTAGATAACGATGCTGACGTGAGAAAATCAATTATGGCTCTACGAAGAATTAGAGCAGATGATACTACCAATGCTTTTGTAAGAAATAATGGTAGTACTATTATTTCAGATTGGTCAAGTGGAAAAATATATGACCAATATAGTAATCTTACTGATTTAAGTACAGAGCAATTCTATGCATTTACAAATGGTAAACTTTATATTTGTTTAAACAATAATGGAGGAAGAGCATCGA